ATGTTAGATTCATTAACTCAAGAACAAAAATATACGATAGCTAAATTTTATAAATTATACATGGAACGTTCTAATGAAGGGCAATCTGAAAGTGAAGCGAATTATTTTGGAGATAGTATAAAAGCACAAGATGATTATTTCTGTGATCGTGAATACGATGATTTTTTAGAGAATTGTAAAGTTCTAATCGATCATGGTTATCTTGAAGGACAACTTACAGCAGATAGAATTGATGACATTAGCGTTACTAACAAAGCTTTTACAGAAATAGAGCAAAGTTTTAAATAGTTAAACTACTGGGCCTAGGGCATAAGTAAAATAATGATGCTATTTTGCAATTTCGTAGTAGCTGATTGAACTGAAAAGGTGCTTAAATTATGCTTTTTCATTTCAAGTCATCCTTGCGGGCGGAGCCCCAACAAAGAGAATTTCCCTAAGAAATTCTACAAGCGAACCAAGCTGGAAGTGGAACGAATTAAAAAATTCTGTCCTACTTCCAGTTTTATTTTTACGAAAAAGGTGAATATATGACTAACTGGAAAATAGATAATCAATCACAAAGACATTTGATGATTCAAGAACATGCGAATGAAATATCTATTGTTGAACCTTATCATAATGGATCTTTCAAAATATTAGCTGAAATTAACTTAAATCAAACATCAAACGAAGCACAACTTAACGATGAAAACTTATATGTATCTGTAAGTAAAGAGCATAAAGAGATTAGCATTTTCGATAAGGTGAAATAGCTTGATTAATTATACGTTTACACTACTGTTTTTAAATAGTAATTAGATGTTAATTACAAAGTAATATGTATTATATTATATGTGTAATACAATACAATTAATGATGTAAATTTAATGGAGGTAGCGTATGGAGAAACTGTTGTTCTATACAGGCACGGTATTACTAATTATTGCGATTATATTAATCTTGTTCGCTATTGTGGCAGTATTTAAAAATAAGAATTATTTTAAATATTTTGCGATGGCTATTACGATTATTCTACTAAGTATGCTTGCTTTGGGCATTCATAAAATGATTGAAAGTAATAATCCATCTGAAAATCAAGCAACACAATCTAAAGATAAGCAATCTAAAGAGGATAAATCATCTAAAGATAAAAAGAAAAAAGACAAAAAAGATGACGACAAAGATGATAATAATGTTACTCAAGAAGAACAAAATCGTTCTGAAGAAACTTCAACTAATGAAGAATTAAATACTCAAGAACAACAAAGCTCACAACAAGAGCAACCAACAACTGAAGAATCAAATAACGAAGCACCTTCTACTCAACAAGATACTACACAAGATAATACTGTAAACAATCAAAATAATACTTCTTCTAATAATAATCAAAATGCGAATCAAGCAAACGACACAAATCAAAACTATAATCAAAGTAATAGAAATAGTAATGACAATGATGATAATAGCGGTTCAAACGGAAATATTTCTACAGAGGATAGTTCAAGTACTGATAATCAGTCTAATGAAAATCAAACACAGACATATTCAGAAAATAGCTCCGCTGAACAATCTGACAATGGCGAAGAAGCAACTGAGACTAATACAGATGAATCAAATAATAGTGCAAACTAATTAGTATAATCAATATATAAATTAATTAATACAATTACTTTTACCGGGATAATCAACTTTTCGACTTATCCCGGTATTTTTTAATTTAAATTATCAAATATTATTAACTGTTGAATTTTTAGAAAAGTGTGACATACTTATAGTAATAATATTTATATCAATTAGATATTAAATATAATTAAATAAAGGGTGACACTTATGAAGAAAGTAGCTTTTGTACTACTCTCAAGTTTTTTACTATTAGGGGCATGTGGTAACAATGATGATTCAGTAGATAATGTTAAGAAAAGTACTCACAAAAAAGACAACCCTAAGGTTCACAAAGATAAAGGCGAATCAGATCGTACAGATGGTAAAAAAATCAACGATAACTAATAGCAAAACAAGCATTTACATGCTTCTTTAATTGAAACGTAAATGCTTGTTTTTTCTATCAATATTACTGACGCAACAAATTTATTAATCCACCTTCTGTCACTTATTATAATAAATATTTAACGAATCCAAATACTTTTCTATCTAAACCATTACTTGTATAAAAAGAATGAGCATTTTTTCTTTCTTCCTTTATACCACTATTCAGGGTAAGTACTTTACATCCCAATGTACATACTAAACTCTCTCCTTTATTAAGTAAAAAATGAGCCGTAACCTTTTTTCAATAATTAGAATTAATGACAAATGCTAAAACCCTCATATATTCTCCACTTTAAAAAAAACAACATTTTACACATACCACTTAAGCCATTAATTTTATTATCTTTCAACTATAATAACAAATAATAATCATCGCGTTGATTTAAATTTTTCAGTCTATCTTTTAATTCCTATTTATTATAGAGCCATTTTTTGTATGGCAATTTTGGGGCAATACTGTGGCAACAAAAACAAAAAACCCACAACCACATGGGTTGCAGGCTATATAATGGAGACGGCGGGATAATTTTAATTTTAGAACAAGCATGAAATAGGCTTAGATATAGCATTTATCGCGCATTTTCATTAGAACAAAACAGAATAAAATAGAACTATTTTGACACGTGCTTGACACTTTTGACACAAATATACCCCGTCGAATTCGACGGGTTTAGAATAACCGTATCGAAATCGAGGCGGTTAAAATAAAAAAACCACGCTCATAAGAACGTGGTTAGTAGAATATAGTATTTGCCTCTTAAAATATAAAACTGTTAATCATGCTAACTATCACAAATTGTAGATTTATTATAACATAAAAAAAGAGGCAACCGTCAGTAACAGTTACCTCAAGTACACTCCGCAGATATGTACCGCAATTTCAATTTAATTATAACATAAAAAAAGAGGGTAGCCATAGTGACTACCCTAATTTGGAGATCTTTGTATAATGTCGTATTATTACTATAACATGTTAATACACTTTTGTAATTCTTAAACGTTCATGCCAAATATAACCATTGTTATTTTTAGAATAAACACGACACCAACCGTCTTTAACTTCAAATACATAGAATTGGTTATAACCTGCTCTATATACGTCGTTTGTTGTATACCATTTCTTACCTTTAAATTTAACTAAAGTGGCTCCGTAATGGTCAACTCTTGCTCTAAATTTAACTTTAGATGATTTCTTCATCGTTTTAGGTGGAATGTTGCCTACTTTTAAGCCTTTTGTTTCATTCAATTTATTTTTCTGGTTAACTATTTGTTTATTCGGTTTATTCGCTAATTTACTTCCGCCTGAAGTTTTATAAATATCTTTAACGATAAGACGTTCATACCATACAAAACCGTTATTACTAGCACTGTATACTCTAGCCCAACCATCACGAATTTCATATACATAGAATACGTCGCCCGGTTTATATTCTTCATTTGTTGTAACCATCACATTATTGTGGTTAGGTCTACAAATAGTGACACCTGCGTTATCAGCAATTGCTTTGAAATATGGTTGGTTACTCCAAGTTAGTTTTTTAGGAGGACGTTTGTTAACTGTAATTGAACTGTTAGATTTACGTTTTGTTGCTTTAACTTCTTTAATATCCGTTAAATCTACGCTATCATCAGCAAAGTCTGGAACAATGAAGTGGGTTAAGCCTGTATAATCATCTTCACGCAATTTAGCTGGTGTATTGGCATTTCCATCAAAGTTTTGCTCTAAGATTGTGAATGTATTTGTACCACCCGAATTGTCCCAAACTAAACCAGTGTGTCCCCATTCTCTATAAATACCTTCAGTATATACTGCAATAGCGCAAATAGGAGGAACATAATTCCTTGTATTTTTAACTACTTTCCAACCTTTAGGCATAGCATTTAAAGTATGCAATTCTTTGGCATTACCATAGAAACGAACGCCACCTGTCACATGATAGATGAAGTCTACACTTAAATCTGCGCATTGATAAGAATACATTTTATCAAAATCTACAAACTGACCTTTCAAGCTGTGCATGTATTCAATTGCTTGTTTATACTTAACCACACTTTGTGGCGAAGGTGTCGGCTTTTTGCTTGTTTTCGTTGATAATTTCTTGCTTGGTGCAGGTTTAACGCCATTAATATATTTAGCAATCTGTTTATCTAAATGCTTAACGTTTCGTGAATATCCGCAAGCCTCTAATAAGTTTCCGGGATCAATTTTATCATCTTGAATGTCTTGGTGTCCCGGCACTTCTGTTTTGTAATCAATGCCCCAATAGTTACATAAATAAGCTAATACACGTGCCATATTATCTAATGACTTACGAGAACGTTTTTGACTACTAGGGAAGTAACTACCTTCCACGCCAAACGCTACATCATTTGCATCGGCGTTATACCATTGATTGTCTGTCGGTGTATTGTATAAAACATGCCATGCTTTTTCGGTAACTGGAATACAGACAATACATTCTTTATCATCAACAAAAATATGAGCGCTTGCGACGATTGACCAATCAATCATATACGTATTTTTATAATAATTCACGTTTGTTTGTGCTGTTGTTTCAGGATTACCTGTATCATGTGCTACTGCAAATAAAGGTTTTTTACTTGTTAACGGTTGCCCACTTCTACGTGTTCCAATCGGTAAAAAATCATATTTAACTGGTACGCCATTCCATTTTTCTGCCATTATGCACGACCTCCACCAATTTTATTATTTTTATCTTTAGTTGATCCTGTACGTGTTCTTACAGTTTCCCAAATGCCTGTTGCCATTAGCCCGCTAATCAAACCAGCAAGCAAACGACCACCAATTGATAATTCGGTAACAATTTCAGGAATAAACGCTGTAATACCACCTAAAACGATACCAATACCAATAGCGATTAAAGGTACAACATTTTTAGGTACTCCAGCTTGCTTAACTAATTGTGTTAATGCGATTGTGATAACTGAAATCACTGTTGCAAATGCAATAATACTTTCCATTTCTTCCACTCCTTATCCAAAATAAAAAGCCGACACATAAAAGTGCCGACTTAAATGGTTATTCTTTAACTATGTCTTGATACTCTTGTCCAGTTAATTCTTTAAATTCTTCTTCTGTTACAAAACCACGTTTTACAAATAAAGCAAACTGTTCTTCGTTATATAAGCCCATTTTATAATATCTAATACCTATATTACGCATTAATATCACTCTCCAAAACTTGTAATGTTAAATTCGCCATATCATTTTGTAGGTTTACTACTGTATTTTGTGTTTCCATTAATTGTAATGTTAAATCTGCTATTAGAACATCTTTCTCATCAGGTGTTTCTTCTGCTTCATTTTTAGGCTGTTGTTCTAACCACTCTTCATATGATGTTCCTATCCATTTTTTGCCATCAAAATGAAACGGAGAACATATCCCTTCTGGTGGAGCAATGTCAGTCCATTGTCCCTCTGGATATTCTAATTCTCCATCTTTATTCTCCATGACTAAAAACGGAGTTCCATCATAAAAATAAATTTGTTTTATTTCCATATCCTCCACTCTCCTATAATGTTATTGTTCCTTCAATATAATAAGGCGAACTAGCATCTACTGTACTATTAGGTTCAAAGGTTATTTTTAGTTCTCCAGAAGTAATTACAGTTATATTATATATGGATGATGTATTCGTGTACGAATTTATTTTTACTTTTGAATACTCTGCATAACTTCTTATTTTTTGTGAAATGTTCGTTGGTAACTTTGCAAACACCATTGTTCTTGAAGTAATGTTCGTTACTGCCCCCCTAATAAATAACAAATTAGTGTCATTTATAGTAACAAGTCTATATTCTGGTAGATTCAATCTTCCAGCTTGTGTTGTTCCATTAATTAATGAAAGTAACTGCCAACCTGTATCTGTATAAGAAATAGTAGATCCATCTTTTCCGGGTAGACCTTGTTCTCCTTGTAACCCTTGTGGTCCTTGTTCACCCTGAGGTCCTTCATCGCCCTTTGGACCTTTAAACTCTTCACTATGTGTAGATAAATAATTTTCTAAATCACCAGTTAATTTGTCTTTAAAACCATCGTTTAATAAATTAACTAAATCTTCAGACATGATTTGTTTAACTGTACTTTCAACTAAATTTAAGTTAATTTCTTTGGCTACTGCCTTTTCTATGCCACTATCGAAAATTTTAAAATAGAAGTTAGCGACATGTATTGATTGTGTTTCGTTTTTTAAAAATAATTTACAGTTCATTTTTCCTGCATGTTTGATTATTCTTTCAGGTAGTTTGTATTCAATTAACCCGATATTCGGTGAAACAACTTCTACTTTTTCATTGAGGAAAATTGAACCATCTTCTGCAAATAAATCTAATTCAGGTTTCATGTCTGTTTCACTCAGATTGACAGATTGACCATTATAGAAAATTTTAATTTTAATGATTGCAGTATTAATATCTTCTGTATAAAAACGACTTCCAATATCTCCAATGTCAATATTATTAGCTCTTATATATGCTTCTATACTTTTGTCTTTAATAATCATATATTCACCTATTCTTTATTACTTAGTTTAAATATTCTTTTACTGCATATTCAATCGCTTGTGCGTATTCATACATCACAGCACGCCAACGATATCTATCTTCTCTTATTTTTCTACTAAAATCATCGTTACTAAAGAATGATTTACGTTGTTTGGTTGATAACTCAAGTTGCACACCTAAACCTGTTTTAGTCTTATTAGTAATGTTGTTTAATTTAGTACCTGCTAAATGAGTGGGTGCATCTTGTACATCAAACCCACGACTTCTTAAATGGCACTTTATAATTTCTTTTAATTCTTCGTTGCTACCACCAATTAAAGTTCTAGCATATTCGTTATCAGCGTAACCATGTACAGAAATCGAATAATCAACATTTCTCATCAAATTAAGTAATTCCGGGTTGTCGTAACGAGTAGATGTAACATGTAGTTTTACATTGTCACTTGGTAACTTACCTTTAAACGTGAAGTAGTTACAATCTAACTTTTGAGAAATGAGTAATGCGAGTTCGGATGAACCAGCTTCAATACCGCCACCATGTGGCGCAAAGCTAAGAACATTACTTTTATTTGTATTCATCTCAATTGACCAGTTGTTTTCTTTACCTTGTAATTCAATCATTGAACTATATAAGTCTGACATGAAGTGATTCCTCCTAAATTATCCAAGAAGTATTTATAATATACGAAGTATTGCTGTCAACTGTTTGAATTGCTTTTAATATACCGTTAGGATTGATACTTGCTAGTGCAGCTCCATTACCTAATCGTTCTTGCAACTTGAATTCTATTGTTGTGCTTGGACAAACTTCCTTCGGTAATTGAGCAATGACCACATCATCAGATAACTTATTTAGTGTTCCAATAATTTGAACATTTTTAGTATATTTATTACTTTTCACTCTATAAGACGCTGGTATATATAAATCAGAAGCTGTATTTGTCGTTACTCCGTTTATAAGTTTTAAACTAATCCACCCGGTATCTGTTGGGATAGCATTTATATAACGCCATTCAGATAAAGAATTATAAAATGTTTTTTGAATAATTTGACTAGAGTTATATGGTTGAAAATATATAGAAAACATTTGAATGTCTGATCTTGATAATTTTAGGACCCATCCATAATTAGATGACATATCACTAGGTAAATTAGATGTTTTCGTTACATACCTAGCTCCATTAGGTAGTGATTTTAATTGTTCCGCATCATTAAAATCAATATTCGAATTAAAGTCAGTAACGATACTACCATCATCATTAGTTAATTTAAATTTTTGCCAATTAGAAAAGTTTGGTAATGTTGGTGTTTCTCCTGCCGGACCTGGTGGTCCTTGCTCGCCTTGTAAGCCTTTTTCACCAGTATCCCCTTTAGGTCCCATAGGACCTGTCGGACCAGCTGGACCCATTTCTCCATTTATTCCGTCTGCACCTTTGTCACCTTTATCACCTTTTGGACCAGTATCACCTTTGTCACCTTTAGGACCTCTGAAACGTTCAATGTCTTTTAACAGAATTCTTTCAACAATATCATCTAACATATCAACATGAATTTCTTTACCGATTGCTTTTGTTAAACCACTATCATTCACTTTGAAATAAAAATCTGCAACATGTGAACTATCATCAGTAGAATTGTCTTTATCAATTAAGAAAAGTTTTGCTTGCACGCGTCCTACATGTCTTGTTACATAGTCAGAAACGTTGTAACGCACATAACCTTCTTCAGCTTTTACTACTTCTAATTCTTCATTAGTAAAAATAGAGTTATCTTCAGTAATTAGATGCAATACTGGTTTGAATGTTGTTTGATTTAGATTTACTGGAATAAATTCTTTTTCTTCACTAAAAATATTACGTTTTTTTATGTGAATATCTAACGCTGCAGTAGAGTTATCCATTGTATAGAGATTAACGTTAATATTACCTAAATCAATACCTCGCTCATCTATACGAGCAGTTACTTTACCTTGCTTGAACGTTTCCATTTAAGCACCTCTTTTACATAAATTTAGGACCACACGCTGTCAGCGTGTAGTCCTATGTTCGTTTGTATCGATCACGTATAAAGTGTTCACCTTTTAGACCGATTTCGTCATATAAACTTTTAATTGTATTTGCTTGATGTTGCGCCCAACGTACATCAGTAGCATATTGATGTGTACCTGGGTTTTGAGGGTTCCAACGCATTCTATATAATGTTTGTTGACCTTTGTCAATATACCCTCTTCTAACAAACTTAGCTCCACCGATGATAGCTTTAGAAGGAGTAGTCCAACCTTGATTTCTAGCAAATGTCATAGCGTAGTTAGGGTTGCTGTCATAAGCAGCAATACCGAAGTAGTTATAAACGCCGTAACTTCCGCTAGCGAAAGCGGAACGACCATATCCACTTTCTAAGAATGCATGTGCAATTAAGTAGATTTCGTTCACGTTATATTTCTTACAAGCTGAAGCGAAAGCTTTACCTTGTCCGGACAGAGTACCTTTACCTTTGAGTATTTTATTTAACTTGCTTACTGATATGCCTTGATATTTACCTAAGTTAAGCATTTGATATTTCTGAGTTGAACTGTTCCAAATCTCTAAACTGTTCATCGCTTTTAATGTAGCTGATCGACTAGCATTGTACCAACCTGTACCGTAGTTGATTTGAGGCCTTGTTGACATTTGAATATCAACTGCTCGTTTAAATGAGTAATTACTGTAAACAACCATAACTTTAGGCTTACTAGATACTTTTTTCCTTGACGACGATGATGAAGATGATGACGATGATGATGATGAGCTTTCTTTCTTCTTAACTTTAATTTTAACTTTAGTCGTTTTACCACTTCTTACTTCTTTGAGTATCTTGTTTTTATCTTTGTATAACCCAAGTAGTGCTTTTTCAACCCTGTCAAGAACCTTAGAAGAAGGCTTACCGTCGATTAGAGGGTCAAAGTTACCATGTTCCATAACGGTACGCCATAAATCGTCAGATACTTTTAAAGATGAGCGTTTTAGTGGAATTTTATACCTTTGTAGTTGCCCAACGCCAAATATGATTGCATGTAGTTCGTTAAGTAAGAAATCTGTTTTGGTATCGCTGTAATCTCCACACACTTCAATCACAATATGGTCAGGTTCACTAGGCACTTTGATATCTGTATATCGTGGTTGCCAGATGTGATGACGGTCAATGTAGAAGTGTGGATATTCATCGTTAGAAATGTATTTGTTTCTGTCATAATACATCTGTTGTACAGAACACATTGTTCCGGCATTCTTGACTGATATACCTTTAGGCTTACGAGTTCTTAATTCTCCATGAGCAATTCTGTGGGGGATGAATCTAGGATATTCAACTTTCTCATCATCTTCAGCTGTTACTGTAATAATCTTTCGTTTTTTAAGTGGTTCTTTTTTAGTTTTCGGTTTCGGTCTGTCTGAAGAAACATCGCCTTTGTCATTAGATGGCTTTGTATCTTTAGGTTCTTCTTTATAAGGTGGTCTGACAAAGTAGAGACTACCACCCATACCGTTATAATTATGATTAACATACGCAGCTTTGCTACCGTAATAACTGTTGGCATTGTACCAATTTTGGTCAATACATTTAAAGTTACTTTTATCGCTAGGACCAATAACTATTGCAGTATGACCTGCCGAACCATAAGTCCAAACTGCTATATCACCCGGCTTAGGAACGAAATTAGAAGTATTTGCATATATCTTCCAATCACGGCTGGGGTACTGACTACGACGAGCCATCGCATTCGCATTACCCCACGTTCTAAATCCCCAATATCTATTGAAAATATAGTTAGGTAAATCCCACAATTTTGTTGCGATAACAGGCGCTACTTGTTACCTTCTTCATATTTCTATGAACGTTCAGACTATATCATCAACCTATTAGGTTGCTCCCCGTTTCCACTCGCTTGAGTGTACGTCTTTCGACTAGTCGTTGCACGTTCCTATTTCTAGGCTTCGCTCATGATTGCCCTCGTCTTATGCGTTAGGGTTTCCCATGAATTAGAGGAGTTTGCTATAACGATTACTCGTTAAAGGTGCTAGATTTAACACTGATACCCATACATACCATCTATATTGACACCTAATTTGTTATCAGCTAACCATTTAGCCCATGCTACTACCTGCTTGGCTGTCGGTTTGCCAGATGAAGGTAAAATTGCCATTTATCCACCTTCCTTTTTTGCATAATAAAAAGACGGTACATAAGTACCGCCTTAAAAAAAATACTGCGCTAACCCAAAGGCACCGACTATGATTGTTCCAGCAGTGCCTATGAGAGCCACAGTAATTTGTACGCTATTCTTCTGTTTTTCTGAGATCGTTCCTTCTAATCTCCCGATATCATCTTCATGATTTTTGACAACAAACTTTATCTCTTTAATTGCATCCCATTGTTTATTGTTAGTATCATTCAATTGTTTCATTTGTTTGTTCGTATCTTTCTGAACTTCAAACGATTGTCTTTGATAGACGTTTCCTTCTGCAATCTTTTCTTTCAATTCATTGATGTATCTTAGGTTCTCGTCATCGCCTTCTTTTATCTTCTCGAGGATATTCTCTCGTGATATGCGCCATTCTTCATAAGTGACGTATTTATCTTCTTTCATAGATGTCAGCACCTCCGATGAACCCAATCACAAGACATACTGCTGATAAGATGCTGAATTGAATGGTAGACAACCAATTGATAGCGTTATAGATGCTTGCCGATGTCATTAGGAAATAAAGGATAGAACATCCAAATCCGCCTATTAATAATAAATAGTTGCAGACAATACTTGTACTTTGTCTTGGTAAAAAGAACGCAGCAATTATTAGCAACGAACTGACAACCATGATAATAACGCCCCACACCCAAATTGGCATAATCTGATGTAAAGCGACGTAAAAATCACTATCACTCAAAACATCCTCTTGCCTTTGAGTGAAGAAGAAACCTCTCGCAAAAGTAAAAGCGCCTAATCCTGACAAAAGAATGAAGTTGAGAACTTCATTAAAATTGTACTTCAATAATTAGCACCTTCTTTCTATTGAGTTTCGTCTGTATCATTTTCTTCAGTATCTACGTCGTCTGCAATCATTCCATCTTCTTCGTTAATTCCAAGGTCTATTTCTCCTATTCTTACACCTTGAGTAGCATCGTACCAACTTCCCCAACCCGTTGTACTTCCCATCATATTACGTGAGTAAATTCTGTGTCTGTTGAATGGTAAGAACAATACTTTCTTATAGCTAGAACTTCTTGACATAACGAATAAGTAACCACTTTGATTATCAGGGTCAGGTGAGTTAACTGGATTATACGCATAATAGAATCCTGAAGACTCGATGCCGCTCATAGTGTGTAAGTCAGGACTATCGATTCTTGGAATATAACCGTCATTGTCAGTGAATGCGAAACGTTGTAATGAAGCGTTAGCTACTGCTTCGTCGACTTTTTCTTTAATGATTGCATCTAAATCTGGTATTTCAGTAGGTTCAGACGGAGTAACGTCTCCGACATTAGCTTTACCGTCTAATTGTGTAGCGAGTTGTTCGTTGGTTGGATAGTTTGCAAGTAACGTATTTAACTCATCTTCAGTAACAAAATTTTCTTTACCATTTTCCAATTCACTAAGCGTTTTCAACATTTTGTCGTCAATTGAGTTGAGTCGATCTATAAGGTCTTTTTGCGTATTGTTTGCAAATGCATTCATATCATTCTTCATATCATTAACTTGTTTAATGAAAGCATTTTTTTGTGCATTTACAAACGCAGTGAAATCAGCTTGTGCTGTTTCGATATCGCTAAAATTTTGTGAAACACTTTCGATTTTTTCTTTGAAGTTATCAATTAAATCGTCAATTTCACGAATATAACTAATTTTGATATCTGCATCAATTTGATTAATTAACGCATCTTTGACATAGAAACGGAATTCATTTAATACAACTGTATCTTTACGACCAACAGCTTTGATGTAGATTTGACCTGTGACATAAGTGTCTGTTGCAGCTTTTAAGAAGTCGTTATCTAAAGTGAGTTGAATGATACCTTGCATTGGATTAACGTAATCAACTTGAACACGTCCAGTTGACGATCCATTATCAGATACAAAGTAAGCATAAATATCAGTATTTACTTTACTGATTTCTAATGGATAATCTTGTTTTCTTACTTGAAACGTTAAAACTGCTGTATTGATATCCATGTTATAAAAACCGATATTCTCGTCAGTAATAGGTTTCAAGCGTGGCTCATCAACAACTGTGATTTTCGCTTCTTTTTTCATGCCATCCATTTAAAAACCTCCTTATTTTTTAGTAATAATCTTATTACGAACATCAAATGGTGCTGGTTTATTTGGATAAATTTGTTTAAATGTTTGCTCTTTTTGGTTGCCATATCCTGTTGAAGTAAACATTTGAACAGCATTATGAGAATGACTAGGTGTGAATTTAACATTAAGTACCATATTCAATACTTTTGCATATCCTTCTTTTCTCATTACGTCTACCACTGCCATAACTTCGTTTGTACGTTTAACGTTGTCTGGTGATGTTGTGGAGAATTGAACGGGTGCTACCGCATGTAATGGAATGGTATGAGTGCCAGCTTTTAATTTATGTTCAATTTTGAACAATTGACGTTTTCTTGTTTTTCCATTACCACTAAACGGGTTATAGTTTTGCGCTATACCTGGGTTGACACCAAAAGTAGTGTTTTTAGTAAGTTCAACTGTAATTGAACCGTTCAGTTCGACAAAACCATTTGCAGTAACTTTAAATCGTTGTTGCGTCATCAACATACGTTGATATCCGTCTTTAGCGATAAGTGAGAATGGTTTAACACCAGAGTTGTTATAACGACTGCTGTATACAAATGATTTAACGATAGGTTCGTTTGATGTTCTTCCGTTTTGTCCATTGTATAAGCTAGACAATCTTAAGAGGATATTCCCTAAGAAATACACACTACGCCACATTTCTTCCGGTCCTCTAGGTTTACCAGAACGACCTTCATATACCTCAGGTAAGAATGATGTAATACCTTTCGTAACACCAACCCAGTTACTGAATGAAGCTAATGTACTTGAACCCCAAGTGACATAATCGCCATAATCTGACATTTCTGTTAAGAGTTGTGTCATTTCGTTGTTAGGTTGATTTGCAAATCTAGGGTAGAATAAGCAATAATCACTAACTTGAGATACGATGTTGTGGCAGTCCATATGTGCTGTAATTTCATCTAAACTTTCAACAAGTGTTTTCATATTTCTACTTTCACGTTCACTAAATACTTTAGAGCCTTTATAATTCTTACCACTTGGACTTTTACCACTACCATTTTCCCAGTAGTAATCAAAATTACGGTTTAAATCAACATTATTTACATTCTCACGTTCTTGATTAGCAAAGCCCCATGGATTTACGATAGGAACCATGACAATACGCACATTTTTTCTTAAATAAGCGAGTTGTGGGTATTTTTCCCACTCGTTTACAACTAAGTTCATAAAACGGCTCATAGCGTAAAACGCACTATACTCATTACCATGAATACAACAAGTGACTAATACTGTTTTACTGTAATGTTCCGGCTCAAATGTATAACTATATACGTTGTATTTGTTTGATTGGTCTTTACCAATGTACTTTTTGAAACAATATTTATTATCGACAAACACATCATAAAAAGCTTTTAAATTTTCAGTTGGATCGTTACTTAACGGCGTTTCGTTTACACCACGTTCAGCACTTTTCATATAGGGTGGATTAAATAAATATGCAGGGTCGTCAGTAACGTTCAACAACTTATCTGTTTCTTCTTCAATGCGTGAAAAATCGTGTTTTAGACGTTCAGACAATAATGGGTGACTTTGACCATCCATAGAAACACGACTGTCACGGACCTCTTGTTGTCCATTTCCTAAATTGCCTAATACTAAATTTCTAATACGTTCATTTTGATAATGAAGTTCTTTACCAACCGTAATACTAGGACCCGTAGGAAGTGTATGTTTAATTTGTTCAGATGTGTGTGCTTTCTTCTCTCTTCGACCATGTCTGTCTAATATCATTTCGATATTTGTTAACATATCTCTTGTGGCAATAAAATTTAACTCATTTTCTCTAACAAAACGAGCGCCAAAGATTGTATCTAAATCGGTATATATCGTTTTTCTCATGTCAGACCTCCTACTTTAGTTTTAAATTACCATCGGAATCTACGACAATTTCAGCATTACTCAAATCAACAGCTGTACCGTCTTCTTTAGTAATCCTCATACCTCTACCTTCGCCTTCTTGTTGGCGTTGTGTAGTTCTAATAGCTGCGTTTGTCTTGGCAGTTGTTACTTTATATGTGTTGACGAAACTACTCCGTCCTCCTAATCCACCAACTGCCGCCGCTGCTTCACTTACACGCTTTTTATATCTATCCACACGTTTGAAATCTCCTAGAGTAACGTCTTGTTTGACAATAACATTGTCTTTATCCCTTACTGTTTTTACATCAACGATACGAACAAATTCATTAATACCTAATATGGAGTGGTTAATCTTAACGATATCAGCTACTTTAGGAACAGCGTTTGGATAGTGTCTATTCAGAGCAATGAAATCTAAACTAATTGATGTTTTAACTGAACTTTCGATTAATGATTGAAGTTTTTGGTGCATCACTTCTTCATCTTTGATACGACCATCCTTAATTGGTGGCGCATCATAACGACCATAGTCTTTCATATCAGGGTGCTCAAATTTCATAATGAGTCCAGCCCCTTTAATACCATCATCATCATCATAATCACCGTAACCAACGGCATATGTGTACATCTCACTACTATCTTCTTCAACCTTCATGTTATTGGCATTGATTTCGTCGTCTATGTGATAAGTAGCATCTTTACTCAAGAAAGGCGTGAATACGAATGTGTAAGTCTTTTTCTTGCTATCGAACTCAATGTCGAATTCTACATCGAAGTGATTACAAAATTTCTTAATCAAATCTTCTAAACTTTCACCTTCGCCAGCATCTTCAAATCGAGATGAACCAAGGGAACCATTTATTCTATACTTCAATTTAGTACCGTTGAAAATACGTCTAAGGAAGTTATCGGCTGTAAAACTACCGTCTATCGTATCGTAAACACGAGTGTGTTTGATGATATCCATTGGTTTATAACGACAAGAAACAGACACAAGTTGTTTTTTACCATGCGTCTGTCTGTCGATAATAAACACTACGAATTCTCTTTTGTCTTTTGGACCTTGCACTCTTGAAACTATCCATCTCTTTTTTAAACCTCTGACGATTTCATAGTTATACTCATCTTCGACAATTTCAAACTGTAATACCATGTCAGAACCTAGTTTAGATGTTTCGGTAGTAGACACGTTCAACGGAATACTACGTCCTCTTATTGGACTAACTAATATTGACATGTCTACACCTCACAAGTAATAAAATTTCAAGTCAAATGTCACTGATTTAACTTGCTGATTAAATTCAAAGTTATTCCAACCGGGATAAAACTTTGGTTGTGCGTTTGACGCTAGATCATTAATAGGAATACCGTTTCTAAACGTCTGTACACCATCATAGACAATCTTGTCGCCTTTTTTTAAGTTAGCCCCTTCAATTGTCATAACATCACTGCTACCTAGCGTAAATTGGAATATCTCTGATGCTTTAACACTTTTTCCTAATACAATTGTTACTTTTTTGAATAAGTTGAATTGGTCATTAGGTACATTCCCGTGATAGTACACTGAACTGTTATATACATTAGTGAATGTATATTTACGACGTGCATCTTCTTCATCAAAAGGAATTAACATATCATTCGACCACAATTCTCTATCAGGTCGTTTCTCTAATGCCAATGACGTTCCAATACTTTCGGCAAATGGAAGTTCTACTGTTTCAAATTTAATTGAGAAGTTAATTTTACGCCCGTTCTCTTCGGGTACAATTACATCTGAACACATAACTTGATATTGTTTACCATTCACATAATGATTATTGTTAAATGGCTCATGATTAAACACTAAATTGTTGTATTCGTCTATTTCTTGATAGTCGCGTTCAGTAGGTTGTATGAAACGATAGTTAAGTGGAACTGTTCTTCTTAACTCTCTAATATGAATAGGTTCGTTACTATTAGTTAGCGAGTAAAACTCATCTCGTAAACGTGAATTATCGTTTAGTTTAGTAGAAACTACATAACAATCAACTGTGATATTTCGTTTACGATACTGACTACTTAGAAGAATACGACCACTTGTATTTTCTTTTTTCTCATAATCTGTTTCTTTTTCAATACTTTCAACGGTAACATTCGTCACTTTGAAACCGAAGTCGCCCAAAGTATAACGTTGTCCGTTTCTTTTCTTAATTTCTATATCCATTGAACGACCTCCTTAGAATGAAAATACCGTATCATCATTTGCAGTTTGACCATTTACAATTGTTGCTAACGCTTCGTTGTTCACGTCCATTTCAATACGAACAACACGTTGTGAAGGGTTTGTTTGAATAGTATGTGTATGTTGTACTTGAGCGTTCATATTAGCGTTTACTTTCTTCATGTTACTTGTAATATCTGGAATGGCTAAATTACTATTAAATGCGTCTGTAATACTATTAGCCATGCTACCCATGCCACTGATAACATTTTTACCTTCTTTATTAATTCCGATGCCTAAACCTTCCATAGTCCAAACACCGTATTGTTTAAATAACTTAGAAGGTGAACCGATGTGTAAAGCACTTTTAGCAGCGTTAACTGCACCCATTACTACATTTTTTGCAGCAGATGCAACTTGTCCTGCCATTGCTTTAATACCATTAATAAGTCCCATGATTAAATCACGACCAACAGAAACCATATGACCGATAAAACTACGCGCGGCACTTACTGCATTTGATACACCTGACGTTACTGAACTAACCACATTAGACATTCCTGAAATGACAGAATTTACAATTCCAGACATAGCAGAACCAACTGCGCTAAGCATGTTAGAAAAGCCGCTCGATACAAAGCTTACTGCTCTTGATACCGCGTTAGTAATAAAGCTAACGATTGATGACCAAATGCTTGAAATCAAGCTAGAAATGGCACTCATGATTGATGAAGTGACACTCATTAGCGACGACCAACCACTTGATACGAACGAAATGATGCTTGATACAATCGAAGTGATAATACTAACAATAGCTGACCAAATAGCGCTTATGAATGCAGAAATTGCAGACATGATTGCGCTTGTTACTGATAAAAGTAAACTCCAACCAGCTTGAACGAAACTTACTATACTTTGAACCACTGTTGTAATTACAGTAACTAATGTAGTCCAGATCGTTTGCGCAACTGTGACTAAAGTAGTCCAGATCGTTGTAGCTACCGTCACAATGGTAGTCCAAATTGTTGATAAGAACACACCTAATGTTTGGACTACGGTAACAATTGTAGTAACAATCATTTGCCAAATTGTGGAAGCCACTGTGACTAAAGTCGTCCAAATCGTTTGAGCGGTAGTGACAATAGAAGTCCATAAATTCATTAGGAATACACCTAATTGAACAACTACTGTTAATACTGCGTTAACGATTGCTTGCCAAATTTGACTAGCCAGACTGATTAATGGTCCAAATATTTGAGAAAAGCCATTCACAATATTTTGCCATGTTTGTTGTAAATAATCTCCTAAAATTTGCCAAATATTTTTAGCCATATCTACAATCGCTTGCCAAATATCCGCGCCGACTTTTGATATAGTTTCCCATGCACCAGACCAATCACCAGCTAAGATTTGAAGTAACGCAGTAATCGTTCCAAGAATGACTTCCATAGCTATTTTTACTACCGCTTTAATAACTTCCCACGCTACTTTAATAACATTAACCATTGTATTAAATGCTTGAGATACCATAGGTGTTAGTAATTTAACTGCTGTTTCAACAACTTTTACTATAATATCCCATGTATTTTTAAAAATTGGTACCAATGGCGCTAATATTGATTGTGCTTCATTCCATAAATCTTGTAAGAACCCGATAACTGCATGAATAGCATCTCCAACTGCACTAGAAATAGCGTTCCATGCGTCTGTAACTGCATCTCTAACTACTTCAGATGATTTCCACAAAGCTACGAATACAGCAATCACTGCTACAACTGCTGCAATTACTATTCCTACTGGACCAGATAACGCTGCAAGCACGCCACCTAAAAATTCTATAGCGCCCATAACAACACTAATTATTCCGCTCAAACCACCGAATGTAGTAATAAGGGGGATAATTACTTGAGTTACAAAAATGAACGCTGGTGCTAATGCCATTAATATTCCAGCTAACGTTGCAATTATACCGATAATCATACCAATTATAGGACTTGCTTCTGTTAGTTTACCTATAAAATCAGTAATAGCTAACGCCACATCTAATACAAATGATGCTAATGGAGCCATAGCTACACCGACATTAATAAGGATGTTGATAATATTACCTAATAGTTGGATAAGTTTAGGTCCGTTCTCTTGAACGTATTCTATAAATTTCTTAAATCCATCACTCTCTGCAATCGTTGCGCTCCATTGTTCAAATTGCTTAGCCATATCTGCTAAACCTTGTAATACTAAATGAGTGTTAGGAGCAAATGCTTTCATTAAGTTGAATATACCTCTAAATGTTGAACCGAATATCTGACCTATCAATGGCAAATTCTGTTTAGTATATTCAATGAATGACTTAATCGCATTTTGACCTTCAACAGATTGCGCCCACTCATTAAATGCTTGTCCCATTTTCTTGAAGCCTTGTGATACCCACTCGGCTAATGGTGCAATTTGTGTAAGCACACTAACTAAGCCACTACCAAATGAGCCAGCAGCATCTAACATATTGTTAAATATCCTTACACCAGTCGTTCCCATCATCTCGAAGAATTTTTGTGCTACTTGTGAGTTTTTAGCCCAATCAAGCATTTTAGCACTTGCTTGTTCCATTCCTTTAGATACGCCATTGATAAATGGTGTAAGTCCAGCTAACGCAACTTTAGCAGTATCAATCGCATTTGCTAATGTATTAAAGATTTGTGCTTGATTTTGTTTAATAAGGTCTGCCCATGCACCTTTTAAACTTTCTAATGAAGCCTCGTAACGTTCAGTTTCTCTAGTTGCTTCTAATGTACCGTCTGATAACATTTTTAAAGCACTAATACCCATAGCGCCGAATACCATTGCACCTGCACCAGCTACACCAAACGCACCAGCTACACCTAGCGCACCACCAGCAACTACGCCTAATGCGTTTAATACCGCCATTAATGCAGGAACTACGCTTGCGATTGCCGGAACGAGTAACGAAATATTAGAAAGTAACGAGCCTTTAATCATATTACCGAAGACAGTTCCGAATGATCTGATATCGTTTGCTAAGCTATCTAATGAATTACTATAATCTTCTAAACCTTTGTGTAGTTGTTTAAAGAAAGCCATTGCTGAATTCCCATCTACATCAAGCCGAGTACGATGTCGGTTAGGAATAGAACGTAGCATAGCTTTGAACGCTTTTATGTGAGCAATAGCCCCAGCGCTATCAACTTCAAGATTAGCTTTAGCTTTTTGATGAGCGAAGTCGTTAAGTTGTTTCTTAGCCATTGCTATGTGTTCTCTTGCTCTAGTTGCATCTGCATCTAAATCAGCTGAATACTTGCTACCGTCGATACTATCTAGGTTATGTTGCAACTCAGAAATATGTGTAATAGCTTTTCTGATATTTACGTCTGCATCTGCTTCTGCATCAGTGTTATCATACATATCTAAATATCTCTGCGTTTTCTTAATGTTTGCAATAGCTTTAGATACATCAGCGTCTAACTCTGCATCACCACGATAAGCATCGAATTTTTCAACTAAAGATTTTGCTTGTGCGACTTTGTCTCTAACGTCAGAAATATCTGCGTCAAGTTCAGCATCAGCATGAGTGTTGTCAAAGCCTTTTACTGCATCTCTTGCAGCTTTAACTGCTTTCATTACGCCAGAAGAATCGCCATCTAATTTAGTATCTTTGATTGATTCTTGTGTTTTCTTGAAGTTTTGAGCCACTTTCTTAGCTGATTGAATAGCGCTTTTAAACTTACGTGTATTCGCCTCAATCTGCGCTTTAATACTATAATTTGCTTCTGCCACGTTATCACTCCTTTCTTAAAGAATTGTTGTGATTTGCAATCATTTTGAGCAAATCAGATGGTGCATTAACTTCTTGTTTGGAGTCTGAACCAAATTTGAGAGGTTCTCCTCTATTAAGACGTTTGACATTTTCTTCGTAGTCCATAATGTCGTTAGCACTTCTAAAACGATACTCTGTTTCTCCTTTTTTGCCACCACGTTTTTTCTGCTCTGCTTGAGCGTCACGTATAGCAAAAGCGAGTTTGTACATTTCCATATCTTTATCAAGTTGTTCGTATTCCAACGACCACATGCGATAATTGAATTCTCTTAACGTCATCATCTCTATTTTGGTTAAGTCGTACATTTTTAATTTACTCATACAGATAATGACGACTTTATCAAACGTTAATACATCATCATTTACTTCTTGCTTTTCTTGTCTTGTTTGTATTCGTCTGGCACTAGGTTTTGGGTTAAAGGTCTCTTTCCCAATTCTTCGATGATTTGTTCACTAAAAGTATCAATACCTTCGTTTTCTGCGATATCTTCTAAAACTGTTTCTAATTCTTCATCAGTTTGTGGTTTCTTTTTATGATGAGCAGTTGCTGATTTAATCACTTTAGATAATGCAACAATATTTCCGTTTTGTAGGTTAGGTACTAACATGTTTAAACCTTGACCGATTGTCATTTGTTCTACTTCTAATCCTAACTCTTTATCAATTTTGTTTAAGAAACCTAATCCGAATGATAATTCTAATTCTTTATCTTTAAATTTAATGTGCATAAATTAAATACCTCACTTATTTTTTTATTTGCGCAAATAAAAAAGAGGGGATATTCCCCTCATGTTTATACAGTTTCAGCTTCTGTTGGTTGTGGAATACTTTCAGCCAAACCGTCGTCTGCTGGATCAGCTGCAATAGTATCGTGGAAGCCATAAGCAGCTTTGTTTGCTTCGATTGCTTGCGGTAATGTAGCATAACCACGTTGTTTTTTAAGATAAACGCCAAACTCTGTTTCAAATTCAGCAATACCGTCTGCTTCATTAGTACGAGTGATACTATTCCAGTAGCCTTGTCTATATTCAGCTTTATATTTACCATCTTCATTTCTTACACGTTTATTGATAACCCATAATTCGTATGGTGTATCATCTTCTGTTGCGTCTTCGATTTCATCGCATAACGTGTCTTTTTGGTCCATGTAGCAATTGATTGTTACAGTAGATTCTAATGTACCACCAGAGTTTACAGAACCATCAAATGTAGCTTCTGTATCTCTGTCTTTTTCAGTTTCACGTTCTAATTCAGTAACTAACATTACTTTGTTAGCGTCTTTTTTGTCGCCGACTTTACGAATTAAAACTAATTCATCAGTACCTTGTTTTGTTGGCATAGGTTAAATACCTCCTAAATTTTTGTATTAAAAAAGCAAGCCTGTTTAGTGGCTTGCGTACTCTACACTTATGGTTGTATGTGACAACGTTTGATTAGTTTCTTGTTCTGTACTTTCATTCACACTGATTTGAGGGAGTGTCAATGTATATCCGTCAAGTTCTATCTCATCTAGTAGGATAGATTGAACTCGAATGTATAACTCATCATTCTTACCTTTATCATCTTCTGTACACCAAATATGGATAATTGCAGTAGGACTACCACTGTAACTGTCAAAAGTTAAACGACTAATTTCATCTCTGATGTTTTGAATGGCGATAAACGGATAGGATAGCTCTTGATTAAGCTCACTGGTGCGAATGATAGGTACGTCCAATTCACTGAACTTTGTGTACAAATAATTTAATAGTTGTAGGTTCACTGATTGTTTCATCGCATACCTCCTAACCGTTAATTAATCTTTCGAGGTCTGCTCTGACTTTTTTAGTGAACTTTTGGTAGACTGGGAACATGAACGTTTCTGGCTCCATGTATCTGGTCCCGAATTCTATAAAACCGCTATAACCAGCTTTAGAAGTGATACCATACTTAAGATGTCCTTCTTTAGCATCTTCAACCATTCTAGCTAAGTTACCAGTCCAATAACCTTTGTTCATTACTTCTTTAGCAGTTTTAACTGTGTCTGTACTAAATTTCACCGCATTCTCGTGCAACACTTCATCTACATTGTCATCAATAGTATTGTTCATTCGGTCAAAATCTCTGATTAAGTCGTCTAAATCGCCACCACCGAAACGCATTACTTAACCTCCTCAACGTAGAACACAGTATCGTGTTCGTAGTCAATTCGTTTCGTAATCTGATACTTAGTATCATTGATATAAGCATGCGTCACAGTAGGCTCAAAATGACCATTCAAACGTATGACATTGATGTCTTTATTGATGTCTCCGTATTGCACCACTGTTTTTTGTGGACTTAGCGGACTGATATTACATGGTATTGCATCGTAGCGCTTTTCGTATGTTTCAGTTCTGCTTGTTTTAGGGTTGTACCGTTCTTTCGTTTCCTTAGCAAACACGACTCTCTTGTTATATCTCAATAGAAAATACCTGCCCCACGTTTGCCTGTTGTTCGTGGCGTATATTGATCTATTACGTCCATATATTCGTCAAAGTCGTTTGCTTGAAACGTATTGGAACGCCCGTCTACGCTTTCCTGCGTCATACCTTCTGCGCCAACACGATTAAAGCGCTTGACTGCTACTTCTTCGACGATGTATTCCAATCTATCCGGAACTTCATCAATATCGATAGGAAGTAAGCTAATCAAACGCTTTTCAGTGTTATCGATTATTCTTTTTAACAACTCATCTTGAACATTATCGTTAATAGAGAGTAATAGCTTAACATTCTCTAATGTCGCCATATTCTCCCTCCAATGTGTCTAAGATGTCTGCTTTTGTATCTTTTTCAGATACTTCAATACCATGTTTATGTGCAGTTTCAATTAATTCTGCTTTTGTATTCTTACCATCTACAACTAACTTAATATATTGTTTATTATATTTGTTATCAGCATGTAGTAATTGAGTAATACGCTCATCTGTAATATCAGCAGGATAAATATCGCCAACTTCATATGGTTTTTTATCTTCTGCATCTACAAATGGTCGTACTACTTCGTATGAATAAGCCATGTGTCAGACCTCCTTAGATTAATTAGACAGTTTCAGTGTTTCCACTAGTTGAACCAGAACCAGCTGTTAATTTAGCAAACGCATTATCATCTGCAATGTGGAATGCAACGTCCATAGTTACACGTAAAGCGATTAATTCTTGTTCGAATAAGTTTACTGGACTACCATCTTCATTTTGCACAGTAGACAACTGACCATCTTCTGAAATTTTATAAGACATGTTGTAAGGAATACCGTAGAACATTTTATTAAAGTCGCCAGCGTATAAGTCGCCTTTTTTAATTTCATCAGATTTTAAATCAACTACTGGAAGTCCGTCTAATGTATTAGAAGAACGATCATAGTAACTTTCGTTAGTGTTTTCGTCACGCACACCACGTAAAGCTGTACGGTTTTGTGTTTTAGATAAGAAAGCATTAGCTTCTACATCATGTTCTAACAACTCATCTTCTAACGATAATACGTTTTCTAAAGTAATTGGACCATTCACAACATTACCTGAAGTTTTTACTGATTGTTCTACTGATTGAGCGAATGGATTATCAACGTTTAATAAGCCAGCTTCATCAAATTTCTTATAAAATTGCTCAGCAATTTGTGGTTTCATTGCTTCGAAGAATTGTGAGTAAGTGTAATTTAAGAACTCACGAGATGCTACGACAATTACACCTAATTTATGAGAACGCATTTTAGCACTTACTAAGCTAGGTTTAGTAGTTCTGATTTTTTGACCTTCACCTACCCAGTAAGCGCCTGGTTTGTCCGCCCAATAAGTAAATTCTTTTTCAGATTTACCGCCCATATCTTCATATTTACCTAATTGCATAATCTTTGAATTTTGTAAAATATCTAAAAGGATAGGTTGATTAAAATCGTTTAATAATTCGCCTTCCTTATGTTCATGCATCATTACATGATCTGGGTTAAATACTTGTGGTTTTACATCTGCCATAGGTTGATACCTCCGTTATTTTATAATTCTGTTTTCATTAGCAAGTTCTTGAATCGACTTTCCGTTTGTTTGACGACCGCCAAAATTACTACTTTGATTGCTTGGTGTAGATTGACGAGTAACTTCTTTCACTTGCTCTTTTACTGCATTGTCAAAGTCAGCTTTGATTTCTTTAACTACATCACTAATTTTTTCGTTATCTTCCAAATGAATAAGTGACTCTGCAAATGAAGTAGGCAAACCTTTTTCTTTAAGGTCGCTTTCAACATCAGATTTTAGTTCACGTAGTTTGAACTCTTTTTCTTTTTTAGCTAACGCTTGCTCACGTTCTTCAATTTCTTTGTCACGTTTTTCTTTTTCAGTTAGTTTTGCGTAGCTTTCAGCCTTTTTTCTAGCTTCTTCACGAGCATATTCTAATTCTTGCTGGTGCTTACGCTCACGTTTCTTCAATGCGCTGTCTACTGCTTTACTGATAGCCGAGTCTACTTCATTCTTTGTATAAGTTTCTTGTTTGCTATCGCTATCGTTTTCTGACTCTTTATTATCATCTTCGTTAGTGTTTTCAGAATCGCCTTCGTTTTCTGCAAAAAACTGTAAATTTAATTTGTATAAGTCATCTTTAATCATTTTTTTGTCCTCCTCATAAACGTTAAGCACTCGAATTTACCGCATAAAAAAAGCGCCCCAATCAGTCAATTAAGCCCGATTAGTGCGCTAGATTTATTTTGATAGGGAAACAAGTTTCTTAACCCTTATAATTAGTTATAGTTTATGAGCAGTTTAATGACTTACTTAGGTCAAGTAGCTAACGTATGCTACCAACGAGATAATTGGATCACCATTTTCACGTTACGACTTTTCATGAGTACCACCTCAAATAAAATTCTTTGGTTCAAATGATTTCTTTTTATCTTGCTTAGGTTTCGCTTGTGCTTGATTACTAGGGTTTGTATCATTCAGACGCTTCAGTTCTACATGAATGTGTTCTAAAGCGTCAGCGATACGTTCGAGTGCATTTGTCATTTAACCACACCTCCGAAATATTTACTTTTACGTTCTTCGAAGAATTTATCACGCCAATTTTCATCAATGTGTGGCACAACTGCACTTCTGCAAAACGGATGCATAGGTGGAGCGTTTACGCCTGGCACCATGTCTTTTACTTTAAATGTTTTATCATTCAAACTCCTGCATGTTTTCGTAGTCTTGCTATCCATTTTTGCTACAAATTGATATTCAGATTCTGGTCCATGTTCTTCAAGCATATGACGTTTAGACGCTAACGTTTGAACTCTTGCAGTTTCTGTAAGTAATAGGCGTTTCATGTTGTAAGTTGTTGCTCCTGTGTCTTTACGCATATCTTTGATGAACTCGTACGGGTGCCGTCCACGTAGTAATACATGACGTGTTGTCTTTTGGACGTGTCGTCTTACTGTCTCCATATCCGACCACAACCTTGTACTCCATTTATGCCCTTCAAACGGCGTGAATACGATTGTTTTAACATCATTGATAGATACTTGGAGTGTTTCTCCTAAGATACCTGCTTGTTGCTTTAATGCTCTGTAATAAGCACTCTCCATGTAGTTATACATAGATTGCTCAATCTGTGCATAAGCATAGGTCACAATCAAACCGAGTTGCGCTTGGAGTAATTTCTCTCTACTTACATACATTTTAGTATTGTAGGCTTTCAATTCTTGATTTGCTTTTTCACTAAAGTCTTTGTTTTCCACATATTCTTTAGCTTTTTGTGAGAATTGTTGTACATCTACTGCGTCAATTTTCTTCTTAGCTTCTATAAACGAAATACCTTCGTTAATTGCATATCTTGCGTAGAAACGATTAATCTCATTCTCAATATCGGCGTTCATTTCATCAACAATACGTTGTATTTCTTTAGCAATCTCATAATCTGATTTACTTTCTTCATCAATGATTTCTTTTGCTCTATCTTCCCAATAAGTCATAGATCATCACTCCTCATTATCAATGTGATTATCTATACCCTCTTGGTTGTACATACGTTCATCTGATTTTTGTAACTGAGCATCTTCTTCATTTTCGATACGTTCCATTTCTTGTTGTGGGTTATCAATGAACGACACGAGCGACATCAATGATTGTTGACTGATTTGTCCACCTGCTTGTAAGTACATATCCATTTCATCTTTGACTGACTTAGGTATATTACGTGTGAATGTAAATGTTAAATCTTGAATAGCATCTTTATCTAATTCACGATTGATACTCATAATCTGACCGATTAATTTGTAACGTCTGCGCAAGCCTTTTCTGAATAAACCTTCTTTAATGGCTGTACGTTGCTCTAGTCCGAATAACTTGTATTTCATTGCCTCACCTGAACTGTTGCCAGCAAAGTTTTCATCACTCATATCTGGTGTATTTGTAAACATATGAATATTACGACTGATTCTGTCTTTATACGCTTCTACACCACTTACATCATATTCTTTGTAGATATATCTAGCGTCCACATTACCTTCAGTCGTTTTCTCGTCCATTGTTGTATATTCTGGCGGGACTAGGTGGAATACATTAGCGTCTTTTTGTAATTGCGCAGTATTGCTATCAAGTTCCATGTTTCCAATCACAAGTAACATTGCATCGTTTAAATCACTCATGTAGTTAGCTGTATCTGATTGAGCGTTATCATATAAGTCAATGAGTGGAATAACTTTCTCAAAGTCCCCACGACGCTTTTCATTATTGCTAAACTCTGTGATTGTCACTTTGCCGAATGAGTGTGGTTCTGTTGGTCTACGTTCTTGTAGTGATAAATTAGTAGACTTATTAGCATAAAAGAAATTAGTCGCATTAGGTGTAATGATGTCCACGTTATAAATATCTGTGTCGTCATATTCTCTTGTTGACGTTTGCCAGTACCTCACTGCGATTAAACTATTTTGTTCAATCGTATTATCGTAAATCACAAATGTATTACGTGGATCAGATTTGTATAATCTCACTTCATCATCTTGGTTACGGATAATGTACTCATAAGCGCGACCAAAGATAGATAAGTCTAATCCAATTGAACGGTTGTGTGTGTCGATGTCGTTTAGATTATGTAGTCCGTTAATCTTCTCTTGTGTACTTTCATCTTCTGATTGTACTTGTATCGCATGGCCGAAACAGTAACCGTTAATAAAATCTGCAATGTATGATGCGAAGTCATGCGCTGCACGATTATCTGCTAAGTGTTTCTCTCTACGTCTACGATTACGCATGATGTTGTAGTTAAGTCCTTGATAGTAATCGTCAAGCATTTGTAATCTAGGGACTTGCGCCTCTAGATGATGACTAATACATTCGCTAATAAAATCATAATCACCTAATATCTCGCTTAATGTACCGTCGTAACGATATGTTTCTACTGCGTCACGTCTGTATATCTTATCTCGATGTTGTCGGTATTCTGCATCTCTTTCAAATTCATTTACTTTTAACAAGCGTTATCCCTCCTTATAAGCCCATTGATTTGATTGTGCTAATATTCTTCCTAACGTTTGTTTTTGTCTGTTTATGAGGCAAATGGAAACGTTCTAGGCTATATCTAAGTGCATCGAGCAAGTGGTTATTAGCGTCAATTGGTTTGTTGAGCCAATTCCCTTCTTTATCTTGTTCGAATGTGTAAGTATTCAGTTCTTCAATCGTATTTACACAAGTTGGATGAACATATATCTTAAAGCCTTGTATAAACTGAACACCCTGCATAATTGAGCCTTGCCCTTTGATTGACGGTTTAATGTTAGGAATACCTTTACGCTTAATCTCTGCAATCAAACGTTTCTCAGCACTATCTGCAACAATAAGCGCATCTTTATATCCTTTATCTACATACATTTGATATATCTCATCAGTGAGCATACCTTTTTCATAGTGTTCGTCATATATCCATAATTCTTTATTCTTCATGTCTACAACGGTACTAATTAATGTAGTTGGATCGTGAGTAAATCCGAAGTCACTACCATGCGCTTTTTCTTGTGTCCGTTTGAATACTTTCAACCAGTCAAACTCTTTCACTTCGAAGTTATCAAACACAAGTCCCTCAGCTACGCCCCATTCACCATCACACACAATTCTTGCACGTCTAGGGTTCGTTCTGTACAAGTCCTCATAACGTGCAATATCGACTTCATCAAGCCATTCATTCACTCGATATGTTGTTGTGTATGAAAATGTATTGTTTAGCTTAGTATCTTCATCAAAGAATGTAGGTTTGAGCCAATGACGTTCACTCCAAGGGTTGAATGTAACTGTAATTTGTTTGAAGAAGTCTGGACTATCGACACTACCACGAATAGATTCAACAAGTGTTGCGAATTTATCGTAGGTTTCAACTTGATATGCTTCTTCTATCCAACACCAACTCAATATCCCTTTATCTACAGTGATTGATGTAATCTTTAACGGATCATCAATTCCGCGAAATAGTATCTTCTGGCCGGTTGGCTTGTAAGTAATCTCTGGTAAGCTGTCATTAAACTTAAATAAGTGAGTTACTCCTAACTGGTTAGTAGCCCACTTTAAATCTGTATATGTTGATTGTTTATTTGTATTACTGAAACGTCTGACTACAAGTAAGTTAGCCCATTCATATTCCATCAATCTGTAAATAAAGTTAAGTGCAGTTGTCTTACTCTTCTTACTACCCCTAGAACCTTTCACAACTCTGTAAAAGTTTTTGTTGTGCCAAAACTCGTTGTACCCACCACCGATAGTTTTTGTAATGCTTAACGTTTTATCAGTCATTGGCTGGCACATCGTTTATGAAGGTTGGAGTAATGACTTCAGCCTCAACTTTATCGGTAGGTTTATGTCCTGTTCTGTCTAAGATGTCACTTGCTGCGTTGTATCTAACCAACTCACTTTTAGCAGTCAATAAATCTTCCATTGTCTTAATCGCTTTACTTGTCAGCCCTTTTAGTAAATTACGCTCAGCATTAAGCAACTCCTCTTGGAATTCTGGTTTCTTTTTCCACGCTATTATAGATTGAACGGACACATTTAACTCTTCGGCAATTTGCTTTTGATTTAAGTTGCCCTCCACCATTAATGCGATTGCTTTCAATTGTTTTGAGTTCACTTCTCAAATCACCTCCAAATTAAAGAATATTAAAGCGTTTATACACTCATATCACATGTTTTCAATGTCATATCAGCATACAAAAAACCTACCTGAGTGTTCTCTCAGATAGGCATCAATATTTGAAAAGCTTAGGAAGACTTTCCCACGTAACTATATAGAAAGGAGTATGTTATGACTATTTCCGTAGCCACACGTTAATTATATAAATAATTATCGACTTTATAAAATACTGTCATTTTCGTCATTTTTGTCATTTATGTCATTTTCGTCACTGTAACAAGTATATTTTTTCTGCTAAGTCATCCTTACGCGCCAAAAAGTTAGTTCTATTTAATCGTGAGTTTGGCATATCTTTTATTATTTCATCTCTGCGTCTACCCTTTTTTAAGTGGCTTAAGAATATGAAATCAACATGTCCTAACTTCTGCTGCGATTGATTAATAAATTCTACTTCTGCTAACATCTGAGCGTGTCGTTTGCTCATTCTCTCACGACGTATAACAGTGTTTTCTACCTTACTACCGTTTTGCCCCTGTGGTTTAGGTAACGTCGCTTGTATGCCATATTGAGCAATCGAATTACTATCACATTCTGGTATAACAGTAACTAAATATTTACACGTCATTTGGTAGTTATCTATCATGTTTAGTATCGCTTCTTTAGAATACATTAATCTACCACCTTTAAATTAGGTTTGTGTTGTAATACTTTTCCACCAACAATACGGGCATCTTCTTTAGCTGATTCTAAATTTTCATATGATAAAGCTTCAAATACATTATCAGTTATAATATATGTGTCTCTATAAAGATTTATATGTTTTTTTGCTAAATATACTTCGTCTTTTAACTCAACCACGTATTTTCCTAAGTTGCACTTATTATCTTTATCTTCCATTTCGATTAACTTTCTTTGTAAGTGCGTCCTACCATCTATCAAGTCTGTCTTTCGATTGTTACGCAATTGATTATTTATCCGTGTATTCTCATTCCACGTTTTTATCATGGTGTCATAATATCTTTTTGCTTTCTGCTCTGCCCTTACCCATTTATACGTTGATATTGCCCACATTATAGACAAAATAGCTACCGAAATTAATAGCGGCCATTCCATCATTTACTCACCCCATTCAAATCTGCCTGATCGCCATTTAAAGCAAAGTCACTTTCTGAGTTTTCATCAACCTTTTTCGCACCTTCTTTTATTCTAGATACTTCAATTTCTATTCCTTTAGAAACACCTTCTCCTATTTCTTTCATTGCTACATAATCTTTAGGTGCAGTATCCACATCATCTTCACTCTGCAACTTCACGATAAGTTCGTTAGTTAGATATTTACTAAGTTCATACATTCCGATGATGAACCATATTTTTAGTATGCGTTTAATCATTAAACAATCGCTCCTTAAGTTTTTTGTAACCTTTAATGACGGACATCAAAGCCTCTTTCTGACGTTGCGCTTTATATACTTTCAACGCTTGCTCCTTACTCTCCGCCTCCACAATAGAGAGAGTTTCGTTTGTGCGTGCTTTCTCAATATCAGTGTGAATGTGACCTGTGCTGTCTTTGAATTGACGTATTAGGTATTGCATAAGTTACCACCTCGTTCACTAATAGAAGTGCTTGCATACATCACTAACAATGTGAACAATTCACTATTAATTCCTAAACTTCTAAAAGAATACTGTTCATGTACAAAAACCCATGCACTTGGATGCCTCTCATTTTCTGTATAGATTAAAAGTTTAGTCTTTTTATGATTTACATTTTTGTATGACAAGTTGACTTTGTATCCTAAACGTTTAACTAATTCAATAAAATCTGTCGTTTTCACTTCCCCAGCACCTCTTTTACTTTTTCTAATATATCCTTACTCTCCTGTGCTTCCGTATGCTCCTCTTTCCGATACTTCGTCAAACTCTTGCACCTCCGTTGGCTCTGGTAACATTACTGGCGCAATGACTAATTGTGCTAAACGTGTACCTGCTTTAACTACGATTGCCTCATCACCGATATTGTCTGTGATAATTCCAATTTCTTTGTTATAAGTGTGATCGATTGTACCTAACGCTACACGTAACTTAGTTTTAAGTGAATTACCTGAACGTGGTCTCACTTGCGCCTCATATCCATATGCTAAATCAATTGCAATGTGTGTTGGTACTACGACTGTACTATGTGCTGGAATTGTTGTATCTTCTGCGACATATAAATCTAATCCACTATCTGTTGGATTTGCTCTCGTTGGCAAGATTGCATTTTCTGATAATAATTTAATTGGTAAAATTGACATTATTTTCTCTCCGTTTCTTCTTCCATAATTTGTGATAAACGATATATTTGAATATCAGACATTCCTATTCTGTTACACGCTCTGAAAAAAGCTTGTTCTTCTTTTGATTGTTCTCTTTTTGCATACTCTGTAAATTTATATGCTGCAATTAAGTCCTTAACTATTCTAGTGACTACTGTTCTAATTATTGATTTACCTACAAATTTAATTACGTTTTTCATTTATTGTTCCTCCGATATTTGAATTAATTGAATGTTGTACCATTCTTGATAAACGTTCCCTTTCTGCTTTTGTATCAACTATTTGATATCTGTAATTCAACGCAGGTGCTACTGGTGGTTTAAGTGGCGACTGCTTAATAACTACTTTTTGTTCACCGACCAATGTATGAAAACTGCCACCATTCAATAAGCTGAGTAAGTCATTTTCATCTAGGAATATAGTTTGTTCACTCATCGCTATCACTCTCCAAATCTTTTAATAAAGTTTGAATATAAGTTTTAGATGCACTTAATAATTCATTTTGATAAGCATTAAGAATTGATTTATCTACTTGCTCGATATGCCATAATGTCTCTTGTAAGTTATCTATATCTTGAAACATTAATTGTTGACCTCCTTATATTTGTCTACAATTTTTGTGATTTCATGTGCATAATCATCAGGCGTTACTATATAGTCAACGTTTAAAATCTCATCAAACGCTTCTGCCTTCCTTTTAGCATCTTGCCATTGTTCAAAATAAGTATCTGCTTGTAATCTCAATGCTTTTATATCTGATAGCAGTTCATCATAACTTTCCTGCGATAACTTAACTTCTGCCATTCCTATCCCTCATTCCATTTAGAATTCTCTTTCAATAGCCCTGCGTCCCTCAGACCATCATTCAAACTACGTTGCCCGTCCTCGTACCACACATTTGCAAGATACCTACCGAACACATCACTCTTGTACGTCTGAACGTAAATGTCTTTATGTTCGACACATTCTCTAGTAAACGCTGTTGCTTCTTTAAATTTATCCTGTCCTCTTTCTGGCGTATCGACACCTAGCAAACGTACACGACGTTTAGCGTAGGTATCAAAGCCACAATCGATTAAGATATCTATCGTGTCCCCGTCCACAACATTGGTGCATGTTGCTTTGTAGGTGTAGAGATTGTTGATGTCTATCGTAAACACTCCCTGTTTATTGATTTAGTAGTTTTGCACTCAACTTTTTAACTCATCTATATGTTTTTTTACATCTTGAGGAGATAACCCATCTTTTTCAGGTATCCATGCAAGCGTTCCGTGTCCTCCAAAATGCACTACTGTCTTTTTGTTTCCAATAAACCATTCAGCAGCTGCTTTCATAACATCATCAGTAGCAATACGTCTATTTCTTAGATTCATAGTCCCATCATCATTTATACGTGCCATATAAATATCTCCACTCATTAATGCATATACTAATTCGATTTTTTCATAAGCCATTTCTCATACACTCCCTATTTTTTCTTGTATTTTCTTTTTCTACTTTCATCGTCACTCTACTTCCTGCTACCTTAACCACAAAGCCTTTGACACCTATCTCACGTAACTCCTGCTGTATTTGTGTAGGTGTCTTGCCTTGTGTGTTGTAGCGATAGCGTTGGTTAATTGTGTTGGATAATATCATGCGCTAACCACTCCGGTATTTTTTTAGTCTGTCTAATATCTGGGTATTTATGTTCTACAAATTTAATATTCAGCATTTTCTCGGTACTTTCTGTATAAGGTAATCTATTCAAACTACTAAACCCTAAATGGTCGTTAGCGTCGTTTTGTATAAACCATGCACCATATGCCTCTCTAGTAAGTACATCGCATTGAACAACTAGGCCATTCATTCCGCGAATTATCATGTTGAAGAGTAGAAATGGAATAGTACGATCGCTTAATTCTTCTGCTGTATAGAAGTACATTCTAGGCTCGTAATCAAACGGTGAGTGCTTCATTCTATCCTTATTCCATTTCTCAATTACTATGCCACCTGTTCCTGCTGCTGGTTCATAATAATCGCCTTTACTATCTGCTACCATTTCCACGAGTAGCTTACTGATAGATTGTGGTGTAAAATCTTGCTTATGTTTTTTACGGTTAGCATGTTCATCTTGAAAGTATTCATGAAACCAGTCATAGTTGACATCTTTATCAAAGCCTTCAAGAAACTCCATAAATATCTTGTTACGTTCTTCTATATCTCCATACAGAATATCCATAATGCGCTGTGGTGCTTTATAACTATCATTTATCTTTAATATGTCATTTATCATGCGTTCACCAACTCTTTGCATATCTCATCAAACGTTTGAATACCTCTACCGTCTGTAACATCCATAATCACACCATACACATACTGATTGATACTGAACTCTGCTCGGTCCTGCTCATCTGAAATATGTCCTGTGCCTTGTCTGATGTCAGTACATTGGACATAAATCTTAATGTCCTTCTCACTTGATTTTTTAAGATGCTGTGCATATCCCATTTCGCAAATTGTGCCTTGCGCATGTGGTAAGTAGTCGAAAATCATGACATCGCTTGTTTCCATTCCAAGTGTGTCATTGAACACAATACGTTCTGCTAATTTATCTTGGTTAGCATTTGCTTTATCATTGATGTCTTTATCGTCATGTGGTGCGTAGACTTTAAAACCTAATCGTTGTAATTCTTGTTTCTCCCACTCACGACGCATTTGTTGTCCTATACTTAGCATGTCGCCACCTAAATAGATCATTGTTCTGCCTCCATTTTTTCGATTAATCTATCTGCATAATCTCTAGCTTTTTTAATATCTGATAGTTCATCATCTTTTCGACCTGCACGAACTGGATATTTAATCATGTTACCTTTCATAAAGCCTTTGAACTGTTCAAATGGTAATTGTTGATACAAGAAATCGATAACATCTATATTTCCATTACCTTTGTAATGTTCGGGTACATTATTTTCCTTTTCTTCTTTATAAATAGAAGTGTTACTAGGAATATCAACTTCTTGTTCTTTTACATCTGTTGTAAATTTTGAGCCTGTAATTTTATCTACTACATCTATTTTCATTTCTGCATCTCCTGAGTATTTAATCTTACGAGTGAAAGGCTCGTTCACTTTCACGAAGTCCCAAGTATCATCTATCTCAATTTTTCTGCCTGCTTCTGTTTCAACTTTTGCCCAAAAGTAAATTCCATACTTTTGATTAGTTGCACCAGATTCATCAACAATCGCTAAAAAACTACGAAGTTTATCGCGAGTATATATTCTGATTACATCATTTCTCATTAATTCACTAATTATCATTCTCTATTCCTCCACTTTTGCAATTTCATAATGATTACTAATATTAAAAGTGTGCTTTCCTACTTCTACAACTGCATAAGGTTTACCACCGTTAAAATGTAATTCTCTGACTATCCCTGTTGTTGAATAACTTTCTGGTCGTCTAAACCAAATATTATCTCCAACTTCTAATTGTTCGATTGTAACGTTTTCTACCATTCGCTTATCCCCTTACCTTTGGAAATATATCGTTCTCTGCTAAGTATCTAAACCACTTACTACTTACTCTGTGCTTAGCAACCTCACGCTCTGAACGTTTAGCTCTAGCAATACGCTCTTCTCTACGTTTACGTTTCAACGCTCTTTCGTGCCTAATTTCTGCTTGCTGTATCTCATACAACTGCTTAGCTGTTAATTGCTTTTCATTTCTTTCGTACGTCTGCACCATATTCATATACTCCTTTGCCATAAATTAATTCTGGACCACGTAAACCTCTGTTATATCTACCTTGTAAGGTAGTAAGTGGCACGTTGTATATATGTGCTACGTCTCTTAGCGCAATGCGACTGCCGTTGATATTGACATACGTCGAACCTTTTTTTCTTTTTTCCATACGATCACTTCCATCCGTCTGAAATTAAACTGACATTTTTGACTTTATTAATATCTAATCGTCTATCAAATTCATCAGGGTAATCTGTCGCTAAGTTCATTACACGAGTTTCTTCGCTTTCTGTTTCATCTTCAGCATCAATATAAGCTGTACCTTCGATTACAAAATCAACTTTTAGTTTTGCCATTACTTATCACCTTCCACAATTTCGATTGCTTCTTTCACACTTCTTGCTACGCCATATAAAATGTTTTGCGTTTCTGCAAATGCTTTAAATTTCTTTTGTTCAGGTCGTAATCTTCCACTTTTTGTTTTTACTTCGATTGCTATAAACTTCCCATCTGATTTACGATAACCGAATGTATCGGGAAAGCCTTTAGGAAGTAATTTGATTATTCTGTTATCTTTTGTCTGTACTTTTCCAGCGTTTGCTCTCCAAAGTCTATGACCACGTTGATTGATTGCTAAGATTATTTCGTTTTGTATTTTTTGTTCCGACACTTGATCACCTCGATAATGTAGACCAAAATGTATACTTAAAATAGCTTCTAACCCTTACTGCTGTAAGGGTTCAATATAATCATGTATACCTAGCAATAAAAAGTTTCTCTATAGAAATATATATACATATATAATCTTTTATATTTTTGTATAGGACTTTTATATACATAGGTATACATGGTATACATAAAAGTATTAAAAACATTGATATATCAATACTTACGGACTATAAAATTATGAAAATAGGTATACATTTAGGTATACATTTTTTAATTTAATCCACGTAAACCTGGATATTTCTCAACTAGTTCAATGCCTAAATAATTAACACCATTAGTCATTCTTTTACTTCGGAATTTCTCTTTTAATTTCTTACCGAATTTATTTTTATCCATTTTGTACTCGTTATTTTCATCTGCCCATTTCTTGTATTCTTCATAAAGTGCTTTTCCTGTCTCTTTAACACCCTCTGCTCTCTTGCACTTTTCTTGAATGAACTGCTCAACAACATCCATTTCAGTACGGTAAGTTTGACCAGCGTCTTTTAACTTCTCTGGTAACTCAAGTCCTTCTCTCATCCACATGTATGCACCTTCTGCCATCCAATTTAAGATTGCAGGTGCTTCTCTTAGTAATTTATACTTGAGATCTTTATCAACTTTTTCTTCAGGTATTTGCACATCAAATGGAATTAATACTAATCGTCTCCAAATACCATCGTCTGTTCCTCTGATGATTGGTTTATGGTTTGTTGAAACCCAAATCTTAAACTTAGGTGTATATTCAAATTCTTCAGCATATAAGAAACGCGCAGTAACTTTATCTCCACCTGTAATTTGTTTGATTAGACCTTCATCAAATCTAAAACCTTCATTAGGTTCAGAACTTGTGACAAATCTTGCTTTACTCAAACGAGCAATATCTGTATTAACGTTGTCGTTTTTCTTTACCATTAATGATTTAGCTTGCATGTTGTTCGAATAATCACCTAATATCTCTGCAATCGTTTCAACGAAGATACTTTTACCATTTCGACCTTTACCGAATAGGATAAACATCACTTGCTCTCTCGTACTTCCAGTTAATGAGTAGCCTAATGCTTTTTGAATGTATCGAATTATTGCTTTATCTCCTGCAAAAATGTCGTTTAAAAAGTCTAACCACACAGAAGGTTGCATTTTCTCACTATAGTCTGTATTAGCAATTTGAGAAAACATTCGATTAATATCGTGCTTATAAAGTTCTCTACTTGTTAAATCAATATAGCCATTTGCAACGTTTAAAAGCATATCGTCTTTATCAAATTCATCAGGTGTAACTGTTTTTCTGTGCATTAATTCGTTCATGATGTTTTTCTTGGACTGTGTACCTCTAGTTTTTTTGTAGTATTTTTGAAAAGCTTCTCTAGCTTCTTCTTCTGTTACATCTTCGCTATGAAGTACCTTTTCGTTTTTGATATTTTCAATCATTTCATCAATGAGTTTCCTAATAGCACCTCTGTCATCAGCTTTCCATTTTTGACCGTCATAAATATAGAATTTATTAGTTATATAACTGTGTTTATATAAATGACCGTATCTATCTATAAAACGATCAGCATTTCCAGTGTCGTCATAGCTACGAATCGGATAATCTTTATCTTTCTTTTCAGCGTCAAATATATGACTAAGTGCATATCTTAATGGATTTTCTTCTTTTTCTTGTTTAGGGGTATAAATGTTATTAACTTCATTGATTGCTTTAAATAATGTTTGCTCACCATAAGTTGAATTTTTACGCTTTTCATCCCATTTATCTCGATATAGATTCGACTGTCTGAAAATACTATCCATTTGTGAATAATCTTTTGCACACCAGAAAGCTAAAATATTAGCGAGTGCCATATCTGCTTCAGAATGAGAAGTATAATAAGGTTCATAATTCCCTTTCATTAAGTCATCGAATAACTTTGCTTGTTTTGAATTGTAAATTTCATTAATAACATCAATTTCTGAAAGGTTATGAATATTTTCTTGATAGTTATTTGTAGTTGGATATTTAATAGTGTTATCTGGTAGGTATTTGTTATAAATAATTTTAAATACTTGTTCTGACACTTCGGTAACGTCTTTGTATTTACCAATATTTTTTCCAGTCATTGTAAAGAAACGACCACTATCGTACATTTCAATATTACCTTTACGTCTGCGATTGCCTGGTATTTTACCTTTAACAATAATGTGTAACCCATTGCCACTTGGGCTGACTTCTGTATAACTCTTGAATGCTTCGTTAAATTCACTGACAATATTATCTAGCTTGTCACCTTGTTTAAATCTATGAAGATCATCATCAATGTCATCAATATCAACGCCGAGATAGGGAGGTTCAAAGAAGAACCCTATCCCATCGACACCTTCGGCATTAACTGCTGTTTCATAACTGGACCATGTACTTTTATCGTTTGATTTAGCGAACTCACCTGTCGCTGCATTAAAAGGTATTTTAGTACGCTTACCGTTTCTATTCTCAAACTTCCATACACACCAGTTATCGAGTTGTTTTAATTCATCTGGAATATTAGAAAGGTAAGTCGTCATCATCGATTTCCGCACCACCTGAGAACTCGTTATTGCTTGGTTTATCATCATCTGATTTCCATTCATGATTCACTTGTGGAAATTTAGTATTTTTAAAATTCCATGGTGCTACTCTATTGACGATTTGTTTTTCACCTTTATATTCATTTTCTTCTTGCTTAACATAAACTCTTACTGGTTTACCTCTGAACATATCTAGTAACTGTTCAAAGCTTTCAATAGGTGTGCCTTCTGGAACGCCGATACCATTTAAGTAGTGCATGAAGTTATCCATTTTATATTTATATTGACCATCGATTGTGCGTTTCCATTCATCAACAAAAATCACTCTATTTGCATATTTAGCTTGTAATTCTGATGTTTTCTTTAAATCGTTTCTTACAACAAGTTGTAATTGTGTTTCTTCTTTTCCATTTTTAGTCGCACGTTCTGTTGCACTTTTAATAACCACTTCGTATTCGCCTTCAGGTAGTGGACTGAAATCATTGCTTTCTAAATTTGAGTAATCTGTAGTAAATAATGCCATAGTATAAAAACTCCTTTTTAATTGTTATATTTTTGTTTGATTGGTTTTAAGTCTGCATATAAGACTGGGAATGGTGCTTGTTTGTAATACGGATGATTAAATTTAATCCATGATTCTTTATAGTTATTCGCTTTTGTATAGAGGTAGTAGTCCTCTAACGTTTCTAAATCCTTTTTATCTTTTAAATCTTTGCTGTATCGTTTGATTGTGTAATCAACTTTAAAAGGCTTGATGTCTGTAAGTTCTGCTTGTTTATGTTCTAACCCTTTCTTTTCTTCTGTTTCATTTTTATGGCCACAATTAGGACATTCATCTAATTCAGAAGCATAGACAGTAAAACATTCAACACACTCGGTTAACTTTGGTGCGTCATTTTCTTTTTTACTACGCTTCTTTTTGTAACCTTTAAAATACTTGTTCCAATCATGTGGCGTATCAGGTAAGCCATGTCTTGCATAATTTCCAACATGATCAATAATTAAAGCTTTCTTATTAGGTTGATAACGCATTGAACGCATTGCTTGCTGCATGAATAAAACAAGTGAATCTGTTGGTCTTGCTAAAATCACACATGTACAATCTGGAACATCAAAGCCTTCTGAAATCAAATCAACATTACATAAAACCTTGATAATGCCACTTTTGAAGTTCATCATAATTTCATTTCTTTTAACCGCACTTGTTTTAGCATCAGCATGTTCTGCGTAAATACCAGCATTTCTAAATTGTTCTGCGATATTTTCACTTGCTTCAACACTATGTGCGTAAAGAATAGTTTTTTGACCGTTTGCATACTTTTTATAGTTTTCTACAATATCGCCGTATATTGCTTTAGGTATCGCTTTATCCATTGATTGCTTTGTATAGTCGCCTGTACTTGATTTTTTTAATTTACTTTCATCAGCAAGTACAACACTTTTGTAATCGTAGTCCGCTAGTTTGTGATTATTGATTAACCATTCAACAGTTGGACCTTTTACCATTTCATCGTAAATATCTGTGAAACCTTTACCATTAGCACGCCAAGGAGTTGCAGTAAATCCAACTCTTAAAGCATTAGGAAAGTAATCGTAAATGTCTTTGTAAGTTTTTGCTCTACTATGATGTGTTTCATCAGTAACAATGATCTTAGGTGGCGTAAGTTCAGATAAAATATTTTTTGCACGTTTTTCCGAAAGAATATCTACATGAGTTAAATCAACACCATGTCTTTTTAAAGTGTTCTCGATTTGATAACTCAATTCTTTACGATGAACAATAAACAGAATGTGACTACCTTTGTTCACAGCGTTTTTTACAACCTCTGCAATCATGACCGATTTACCGCTTCCTGGGAGGCGACTGTATCAATACACCGTCAGCTTCTAAAAAACTTTTACGCGCTTTATCCAATAATTCTAATTGGTAGTCATAGAGTTTGAACATGTCGCTTTTCACCGTCCTTTAACCAACTCCATGTATAGTTGTTTATGATGTTGTTAACATTTGAAACTGGAACATTTGTTATTTTAGAAATAACAGAAGGTTTTATTCCTTCTCGTTTTAATCTTTTTATTTTCAACACTTTTTCTACTGTTAACTTCACATTAGGATTTTTAATGCCATGCTGTAACGGTTGTAATTTATTTTTAACGGCATGATCTCTGTTTTCTTGATTTGTAACCCACTCTAGATTCTCAATTGAATTATCATCTTTTACTGCATTTTTATGATTAACTTGTGATTTATTGGAATCATTCGGAATGAAAGAATTTGCTACAAGTCTATGAACATAGTATTTTTTTGCTACACCATTATTGTTCAACTCTATTCTTAGGTAACCGTCTTTGTCATAACATGGTTTTAATACTTTTATAGTTTTAACTGTGTAAGGTTTGCCATCCTTTCTCATGATGACTCTCGGCATACTTCTTATATTTCCATAGTTGCTAATTTCGTATAGCCCTTCATAGCCTACAATTGGCTTCCAAATTTCTCTTTTAGTCATCCACATCACCCACTGTGAACAACTCTTCTTGTAAACAATGTTCTCTATTATCTAGTTGATTTTTAGCAAATACATTGTTGCTAGGACTTAATATAAATCCACGTTTGCCTGATTTTTCATTGAAAACTAATCGAGCAACCACTTGGCAAAGTCCTGCGACATTATCACGAATGGTTTTACGAATATCTGGTACTGCTTGAGTAATTTGTTGTCCTGCTGGTGTATAAGATTCGAAGTTTGTTTCCCATGCAATAAATACAAGTCGTTTTCCTAGAGATTGTAGGAAACGCAAACTATCTATTGTGAAGAAGTCTACACGTTGATAGTGGCTCATTTCGGGTACACGCTCATTCTTACCGTTTCGCCCTAGATTAGCGAGCATTGAACGGAATAACTCTGATATGTTGTCGATGACGATTGTGTCGTATTGATCAACTGTTTCTTTATTTTTACTAAGCCATTTCATCAATTCGCCCCACTCTTCCCATGCTTCGTGAGTGTTGAATTCTAAAATGTCGATGTTCTCATTGCCTTTTAAAGGTCGTTCTGATTTATCTACGTTGATATAGAGTGTTTTACCAGGTAAGAAATTTAATGTATGTGTTTTACCTGTGCCAGGTTTTGCATATATGAGATACGTTGATTTATCTGTTGTAATATTTTTTGCGTTTGAAATATTAAACACCTATTTCACCACCAAACTAACTGTCTGTTTAAGTTGTGCGCCTGGAATATCTTTGCCAGCTTTCAAATCGTCTACAAGTTGTTTTGAGTTCAATTTAGGTGCTTGTGATACCCAATACTCCTTAGGTATTTTCGCTTCATCTACAATGTCCTTACTAGGCGCATTTTTACGTTTGTATATATAGTTAGTAGATGTTCTGTAATTGTCTTTTTGTTGTACTTCTAAAGCGTCTTGTAAGTGTTGTTTTAATCTGACGATAAAATTATTTTTTTGTTTCTTCAGTGCTTGAAGTCGTTTAATCTCTTTATCAATTGCGTTTGTATCAGCTTCTACACTTTTAATTAAACCGACCGTATTATCTACTTTTGTATTCATGTCAGCTTGAATGCTATCTAATGTGTCTTGTAAATCTTCGATAGAATAACCTTCGTCCAACATATTAAGTAATTGTTGATGCTTTGTTGATAAGTTATAAAGGTTAGCCATTAGTTAGATCCTCCGTTTCTCTTTCATCTAAATTTCTCTGTAATTGATTGGCTCTTGCATCTGCGTATTTATATAATTCGATATAGAATTTGGTATCATTTCGTAAATCTTCGATATGTTCTTCTAGCGTTTTGTTTCTGCGTTTTAAATGTTTATAGTCATTGCTTAACATTGATAAATCAATGCTATCTTTAAGCAAAATTTCATATTCACTTCTTGAGAGAATAATATTGTCTTGCATAATTACACTCCTTGTAATACGATTAAGTTGAATTTTTATTTTTCTATCTGACTGTTACTCACGCCAATGAGTTTCAGTCTTTTTTTGCGTAGTAACAAGTGTCAAAGAATAAATACGTTACTGCTGAAGCAACCATTCCTATTGCTAACGCGTTAGTTATGAATACGCTCATAACCATCGCTAAGAAAAATGTCACGTTGAACATCATGCCGCTGATCAATACACTTTTATCTTCGTTAGTCATTGTTATTACCTCCTTAAAATTCATTTGTTTTACTCATTAAGCTATTTTCGATAAACTCCAATGCCGGTTTAACTTTGATGTAACGTTTGCGACTGTCTTCAAATTTATAGATAAATTTTTTAAATTCTTGATTAGGCGCTACTTTCTTTTCGAAGTCATCTTTCGACAAACCACTTACTTTAAGAAAATCTTTAACATTTAAGAAGTGTCTATATTCTTGTGTCATTTTTCACACCTTCTCTCAATAAAGCAAAATTATTTTTGAATATCGGTCTATAAGTATCATTCAATGTTAAATTTTGTTGCCCTGCTTTAATCAAATTTGTTGGTATTACCCAAAAGTGGTAAACATCATCATCGATACCGACAAAAATGAAGTAGTCAGCAAATTTTTGATAATTTTTAACTGTCCTTCCATTTTTTAATCTCAAAACACTTTCAGACGTTTTACATTGGTTCTCACGTTTATTGGCAAAACTAAATCTAAACCGGCCATCTCTCCCTCTCTTGGAAGACTTAACCTCTATTTTTAATTTTTCATTAACTAATAGGTCGTATCTTGATGATTTATCAATTAAATTAAGGTCTTCGACTTCAAAATCTAATTTTCTTAATCTTGAAATCGTCGCTAACTCTCCTTGTCTTCCAACAGTGGTAGGTTTTGGTATATTGTTGTTTTTTCTATAATGAGTGATATTAGAACGGTGAACTCCTAAGAAATCACCGATTTCCTTATCACTCTTACCTAGTTCGATAGACAAATATCTGATAGCAATTACTTTATCGTTCATATTTGTTCCTCCTACGCAACCTATCGTTCTATTTATGGAACGATTTAATCAAAAAAATATGTTATATCATAATCAAGAAGTTCAGCAATAATTGCTAATTCATCAGCACCTAAAGAAACAACTCCGTTTTCTCTTTTTGAATATGCTGATCTAGATTGAAAACCTAAAGCTGTAGCTATTTCATCTTGCGTTTTCTTTTTTCGCTTCCGAGTTTTCGCTAATCTATCGAGATTCAACTTCATGGAGGCACCCCCTAACTGTTCCTTTTTTGGAACAATTTAACTTTAACACTTTCGTTCCAGTATTGCAACAGTTAAATCTCATTATTCTTTAAAAAGCCCATATTATCCTACTTTCTACCTATTTAAGTAAAATTTTAAAATTTATATTGTTCCTTTTAAGAAACAATGCTATAATCTAATTGTTCCCAAAATAAAACGTTAAAAAGAGGTAGGATAACATGAGAAATAATGACGAAATTATCGAATTAGTAACTAAGTTGATGGATAAAAACGATTTATCGACGAGCGAATTAGCTAGAAGATTGAATATTGCTAAATCTTCTGTTTCGAGATATTTAAATAAAACTTCTCAATTTCCTTTAAATAAAGTAAACGAATTTTCGCGTGCTTTGAATGTTACACCGGAATACCTTTTAGGGGTTGGTGAATATGAAAACAAACAACAAGATACTATGGCTGCTCATTTAGATTATTCAGATTTGACAGAAGATGAACAAAAAGAAGTAGAACAATTTATTCAATTTATCAGAAATAGAAAAAAATAAGGTGTGTTTTGTATGGGGAGATACGAAGATTTATTAAAAAAGTACGATTACATATCTATAAATGAAACTGGAAGTATACCTAAGTTTATGTCTGGTTTCTATATGAATGGCGAAATATTTATTAATAGTAATCGCCCTACTACAATAAAGTTGGAAACTTTAGCAGAAGAACTAGCACATCATGAAATTACTTATGGGAACATACTCGATGATAAAGACATACAAAATAGAAAATATGAATTAAAGGCTCGTAGATTAGCTTGTGAAATTCTAATACCTCTTAACGAACTAATAAACGCTTTTTTGCAAGGCATACATAATCTATATGAACTTGCTAATTTTTTTGAAGTTACAGAAAGTTTTGTCCTACAAAGTATTACGCATTATAAACAAAAATATGGTTATTCCACTCGATATGGTAAATACGTTATTCAGTTCGAACCATTACGAGTGTTTGAATATAAAAATATAGATTAAACAAAGGAGAGAAATATGAAACAAAACAAATGGATCATGTGGGTAATTTTTGCCTCGTGTTTGTTAGGTTTAGGAACTAAAGGGATTAGTATTGTTGGTTTAGTACTATCGCTAATAGTAATTTCGAAGTATCAACTTGTTGACAGAAAAGCTAAAATTTCTAAATCAGGTGTAGCTAAGTATGAAGAACCTCCTAAAAGAGAAAGCATTAAAGTAGAGCGTGAAAAAAGAAAAGAAGAAAAAGCAAAACAGAAAGCTATAATTCAAGAACAACAAGAACAAGAAGCGATAGAAAATTCATATAATTATTTCGGTGTTGATTTTATAGATGGGAATGTATCTAACACTAGAGAAGCTCAGTTTTATAATAAAATCAAAACTGATACCGAAGAAGTGATTGATGCAGTTAAAGCAAGTTCTACAAAAAGAGTAAAAAAATACAAAAGACATGGATATCGTTTAGAGACAAAAGAAAAAGGTATTTTGGTGCTAACAACCGAAAATGTATATTTTCTAACTGCCTCACATGGTTTTTCAAAAGCAGTCTACCCAATTAAGAATGTCAATGGAATGAAAGCTGAAATGGCTTATTTATATATTACATATGGACGAACTGATCATATTTACAGTGTTGTAGGTTGGAAAAGAAGTAGTCAGTTTATGCAAAGTTATATCAATAATTTTTATGGGTAGCCCGTCTACCCTTATTATTTTTTACCTTTTTTGAGGAGGAATGAGTGAAATGGCATCTTTTACAGTAACAAAACGTAAAAATAAGAACTCAACAAGCTGGCAGTATGATGTAAAACATCCTAGTTTTAAATCTGGTAAAAAGCGTAAATCTGGATTTAAAACGAAAGCAGAAGCAACAAATGCAGCACAACGTTTAATCAGAGATTTAGAAGATGGTAGCAAATTTGAAGATAATAAAAAATTTGAAGATTACTATAACGAGTGGTTAATCATTAAGAATAAAAAGAAAGTATCGCCTATGCAGTATTATTGGTATGAGAGGTCTTTAAGATTATTTAATGAATACTTTGGCAAGAATATGTTACTCAAAAACATTACACGATCAGAATATCAAAAATTTTTAAATAGGTTTGGGGAAGGACACGCAGATGAAACAGTGCGTAAAGTAAACGGTTGTTTAAGTCAATGCTTAAAAGACGCAGTGTATGACGGTCATATCAAAAAAGACCCAACATATAACATAGCTATAAACGGTACTGTTAAAGCAAAAGATGAACGATACAAATATATGAGTATCACGCATTATTTAGCTATGCTAGATTACTTTAAAAGTAGAAATGAACAAAGTTATATATTTTTGTATTTACTAGCGATTACTGGTGCAAGATATAGTGATTTAATCAATATGACATATAAAGATTTGAACAAAAGTGAAGGTATCATTCACTTACCTGGAACAAAAACAAAGAATAGTAAAAGAGATGTTGAAGTGTCGACTAAAGACGTTCTATTGATAAATTCAAAACTAACTAAATTACCACGACGAATTGACGGTAAACTTTTCAAATTAAGTCACAATGCTATAAAAAAATCGTTTAATCACACTAAAAAACAAGTGGGTTTAGAAAATGATAATATAACCCCTTATTCGTTAAGACACACGCACACATCTTATTTATTATCCAAAGGCTTGCCAATTGAATATATAAGTAAACGACTAGGTCACGCGTCTATTTCTATTACGTTAGAAACCTATTCACATTTACTAGAAGAACATAAAAAAGAGCAAGGTCAACGTGTCAGAGAATTATTTTCTTGA